ATGAAACGAAGAAAACTAGTTATCTTACCAAGATTATATGACGCCAATGGTGACGTATCTAAATCTTGGTTTGTACATTACTCCTACCGGAATCCTAAGACCGGTAAAATGAAGCGTTTTAGGGTATATGGCGAATTGAACAACCTCAAAACACCATTGGCACGAAATAATGCTGCTAATAAAATCATTGAAGAATTCACTACTAAAATTAAACGAGGATGGACTCCATTTGATGTTGAAGAGGTCATTTATGATGACTTGATTCAATATGCAAATGTCGCAGACATTTACGGACAAAAAAGACGCAATAATTTAGTACTCAAGATTTACATGAACGAGTACCTAAAAAGACAAAAAACCTTAGTTAGTGCAAAATCTTTTGAAAGCTACCAGAGTAAGATCCGTCTGTTTTCGCAATGGCTTGATCGCGAAGGAATGGGTGAAAATGATATTAGCTCAATTACTCCGGAAGTAATAAATCGTTTTTTTGACTACCTCATTCATGAAAGAAAACTTCAGGGAAGAACAATCGAAAAATATGGAGTGAATCTTAAATCTTTATTTAATGATTTAATAGAACGCAAAAAGATCTTTGAGTCCCCGATGCCTCCTATACCCAAGGTTTTAAACACGGTAGACCACAGTGCAAAACCAATTCAGTTGGATGATATGGAACGATTAAAAAATCATATTCAGTCTAGAGACCCACAACTATGGCTGGCTATTCAATTTGAATTTTATTGTTTTATTCGACCAGGAACAGAATTAAGATTGTTGAAAATAGAGAATATCGATTTTCATATGGGAACCATTACAATCCCTAAAGACAAAGCGAAAAACAGAAGGGAACAGACAATTGGTATCCCAAATCAATTTCTTTCTGTACTAAAACATCAGTTCTACCTGGATAAATTTGACAAATCGTTTTATGTTTTTGGTTCGAATAGAGTACCTGGTGAAAAACCGCTTGGCAAAAACACCTTAAGAACTCGTTTTAACAGATTTAGAGATGCTTTAGGATTAAGTAAAGCATACAAGTTTTATAGTTGGAAACATACTGGTGCTATACATGCCAGCAATGCCGGAATTCCTGTAAAGGATATTCAAATGCAAATGAGACATCACTCTTTAGATATTACGGATAAATACCTGACCAAAATGAAAGGTAGCGACAGCGTGCATATAAAGAACAATTTTCCCACACTTTAAAATAGAGAAACAATATGAATGAAAAACAAATTGAAATAGGTGACTTATTTCTTCAATTTCTCAGTAATCAAGGTCAAGCCTCTAGTGATACTTATTTAGAAGTATTTGATGATACTAACTTTAATAAGCTTGAGATAAAAGTTACTATCAATATGCTTGAAGAAATAAACCTGATCAGCAGTACTGGAGTATACAAATACCTTTCTACAGAAGGTATTATAGCTGTAAAAACAGGTTTGAGTAAATATATCAATGAGCAGATATATGAAAAAAGACTTGATGTAAAAAATAAAAAAACAACCATTATTACCAATAAAATAACACTTATTTTAATTCTAATTTCCACAATAATAGCGATTGGCTCGTACCTTAATACATTAGGAGTAACTAATTTCCACATTAATAGTTACCCCCCAAAGAATATGCAGCACAACCAACAGCAGAGCCAAACAAATAAACACAATGCCATTGAAGATTATCATATCCAGTATCCAATTCAGGATATTTATGATTCTATTGTAATAAAGCTGTCTCATGATACATTATTTATTAATTCGGTAGCAAAAGAAATAAAGGCAACTGCCTTAAAAAAGGACTAATAAAATGGTAAAAAACGCACAAGAGCGTTTTTTACCTTATACTTCCAATACTAAACCGTTCTTCATCCTCTTTGTATTTTTCATCTAAATCAGTATTGGTGATATAGGCTTTTCTATTTTGAGGATCGCTCAAAAAGCTTGTAAGCAACTCGTTTTGTTCGATAAGCTTATCAACTCGCTCCAGTAGAGCACTATTATCATTACTAGGAACATTGATAACAGGAGCAGCTGCACCATTACTAAATCCACCATTTGCATAGGCTGGCACCTCTTGCATGGCTGCAAAAGCAGGAGTTACACCACCAAACATACTTGCCGGTGCTTTACCTTGACGAACAGCCTCCAAAGCGGCAATTACAGGACCGGTATATGGATCGTTTACCATGCTATTACTGGCAATCCATTCAGTTCCTTCCTCTCCAGCGCGATAAATACGATCGCCATTGGTAAAACCTCCTGTAGCATAAGCCGGTAATGGAGCACTGGCAATAGCTGCTATTTGCAAAGCCCCTGCAACTCCAGCTACTATTGACAATGGAATATTTGGCAAGGCCTCTGCTATAGCTGCAGCTGTATTAATGGTAGCTTCAAATATCCGTAATGCCTTATCTCTCTTGGCTTGTTTTATGGCTATTTCTTCCTTCTTTTTATCTAAATCAGCATCAAGTTTAGCCGTACGTGCATTATATTGTTCCTGGCTTATTATACCCTTATTCAGTTGATCATTGAGTAGATCTTTTTTCTTTTGGGTATTCTTTTCGTAAGCCTGAAGCTGCTTATTTTCTTTGTTATTCTGAATTTGGTTGATACTGCTCCAGGCCTGCCCAATCATATCTAAGGCCACCATAACCTTATCAAAGCTAGTCATCAGTTCATCCCAATCATCTTGAGTCATCCCAAAGATATCGCGAGGCTCTTCGCTATTACGAATAAGTTCTAGCTCATCCTGCATCATTTGGTAATACTCGAGTGTTGCCAAACCATTTTCTTCAGCAAGTTTTAAAAGCTCTTCATATTGCTTTATTTTTGCTTGCTTTTCTCGCTCAAAGTCACTCCTGTACATTTGAGCAAGCTCCTCCTCTATCTCTCTTTTTAATTCGGCTTGCTTTTTGTTATGCTCTGCCTGCTTAGCCTCTATTTCCTTATTCTGAAGATCAACCAGCTCTGTGGTATCTATGCCATACTCAACAGCGACATTGTATAAATCGGCATATTTATCCTTGATGGCTTGCAACTCCTTGGCTTCATCACTAAGTGTATCAAGGTGTAGCTGTCGTCGAATTCTTAAAGTAGCATCAGCTAATTTCTTTTCGGCCTGTTCTTTTTTGTTGGCCAAATCTTTGACTTTCTTTTCAGCATCTTTATCATCCCCTGCAGTAGAGACTGAAGGCGCAAACTTATCCATCTCTTTTTGTACTGCAGCTATTTTTTTCTGAATACGCACATAATCTTCTCCGCCTCTAGCTGCATGTTTTAGAGCCACTTGATAATTACCTAATTTCTCCTCCAGATTGGCTAGTGTTTCTATTCCAATATCATCTCCTAACTGTTCAGCATCCATTATTTCAGTAAGACCATTGTACTGATTTTGTAAAGAAGCATAAGTTTGTTGAAGTTGTTTTAATTGATCATCATATTCTTTAACAGCTTCTGTTGCATTTTCATTTTCCCAACTTTTCGCCATTTCTTCAACAGCTCTGGATATATAGGGGTTTGAAGAAAAATCAGCCATTTTTTCAAGAAAACTTTTTTGAATTTTCTGAAAACTATTTAATTCCCTATTTGAATTGTATAGACTTTCTCGTTTTTGTTTTTGTAGCTGGAGTTCAGCCATAGCCTGCTGTAACGTAAGCTTTGTTTTCTCCCTCAGGTCATTTTTCTCTTGAATACTTAACCTACTAATATTTTCTATTTGCTTACTAATTTCATCATACGACTCCTTAAGGTTATTATTTGCTTTTGATAGCTTTTCTGTTGCGCTTCTTTTTTCTTTTTCTCTCTGTATTGCATTAGCATTATACCTATCGTATGTTTTTAAGGCAAGATACAAAGCAGTTAAGCTTGCAATTATAATTCCTAAAGGATTGGCACTCATTGCAACCCCCATTTGCTTCATGCTCACCATCCAACGCTTTTGTGCCATCGTTGCCTTTCCTGTTACTGCAATCCATGCTTTTAAACCCAATACATGCGCAGCCCTTAAAGTCATTTGTCCTTTTTCAATAACCATGGATGCTAGTCGAATCGCCTTATCTTTTGTCTGCAGCGCAATCGATGTAATCAATCCAGCATTATAAGCCAATAATGCCCCTGTTAAGGCAATCAATAAAGTCTTATTTTCCTTGATAATCTGAGGGAGCTTAATGGCAACTTTTAGTAATGTAGAGAATCCTAATATTGATTTAGTCATTGCCGGACTTAGCTTCTCTCCCAGCTCAATGGCCAATAGCTGAACTCTGTTTTTAGCCTGAGCCAATTCTGCAGCTCTGTTATTGGTATTTTTACGCGCTTGTTCTGTGGCAATATCGGTACCTGTTACAGCTTCGGTGTACCTATTCATTTCTGTACGAGCTTGTACCAATACTTCAACCATTTTGGCATGTTCCTCACCAAATATAGAGGTTGCACTTTCTCCCTTTTTAAAGCGAGCTTCTAACTCTAGCAAGGCCTGATTAACATCAAAAACTCCATCCTTATAACCAATTTGCTTGCCCTTCATTTTAAGCAGAACTTTATCCAGGCTATTACCTGCAATCTCTGCTTTTTTGAATTTTGGAGCAACTGCCTCAATCATTCCCACAGCCTGCTCTACATCACCTCCCATAAGGGCAAAGGTGGTACCCATTTTTTCAATGGCCTGTGATAGATAAGGAACATTGGCGGCACCTTCTTTGGAACCGGCTGCTAGAATATTTATGACTCTTTCACTATCATCTGCAGATAGATTAAACTGATTCATGGTATTGGTGAGGGCCTCTGTTGCTGGAGCTAATTTGCTTTTTGCAGCCTCAGATAAGATGATGGCATTTTCCGTTACCTGTGCAAGAGCTTCTTTATTTTTGAGCAGTTCCGGACGTTGGGATCCTACCATAGTATAGGCATCCAAAATATCACTTGCACCTTGTTTTATCTTGATTCCTGCCTCCGTGACTTTTACACTGGATTTTTTGGCTTGCTCTCCTAGCCATTCCAACTGATCTCCTTCTAATCCTGTTAAGGCACTCAGGTTATCCAAACGTTCTTCAAAAGTATTGAAGGCATCTGCAGCTTTACGAAAACCAAACACCACACCGGTAAGCGAAGCTATACCGGCACTGATCATTCCAAAATACTGATTGAATTTATTGGCAGCTCCGGAGAGGGATCCCCAACCTGTAGCCGTAGAGTAAAGTTGTTGTTTATGCTGTTTGAGTACAGCATTTAAGGCTTGTATTTTCTTGCCTGTAGCAACATACTTGTCACTGCCAATGGTCATTTTACTTTGGGCAAAAATGAGTTTTTGCATCTCTCCCCGGATGCTCTTTACATCATTCTTAACCTCTTTACCATTGATATAGAGGTTTATTCGCCTTGTGTATGTGGAGTTTTGTGCCATCGCCTAAATGTCATTTTAGGCGAATTTGGGGGGCTTAAATGACTAGAAAAAGGACAGCCGTGCGACGGCAGCGTAGTATATTCGTTGCCATCGCATGGCTAGTGAATCTTCATTCCTGCTGCGTTGACAGCAGCTTCATCGGCTTTGTGATCGGCAACGATATCGGCTAGTTTTGGGATTTGTTTTTCGAGAGTGGAGTTAAACCAGTCTTGAGATTGGCGGTTTATTGGTCCATCGAGGGGTTTAATGACTTTGTTGTTTTTAACACCTCGTACAACTTTACCTGCAGACATGACATGGCCACGACCAACTCCTTTATGAAAGAAAACACCATGGCGTGGGAATTTATAGCCTACATAATCCACTTCGCCCATATCCTTATGAATATTGGAGCGTAGGCTTGCTGCTAAAACACCGTTTCCGGAGGTAGCTGAACCTTGAATATCACGTTTAAGTATTGAACGCACACGGTACACCCATTGGCTTACATCTTTATTGTAAGACTCTGTATCTGCTATTATTTTATCAACATCCATGTTCAGTTATCAATTAACAGTTATCAGTAAACATTTCTTATACGTTCCGATCGCATCGGCCGGTTACTCGGATTTTTTAACCAGGACTAATTCACTGGCGGTTATTTTACCGCTGATATCCATTTCTGCAGTAAACTGTTTGGGTAAAGCTTTTACATTGTTGGCCAATACCCAGCGCGGATGGTTGGCTTTTCGCTTAGGTAAAAACAGACTCTGTATTTCAAGGAGTTTCCATATGTCAATTTTGGTGAGCAACACCTTAAACTCTTCGCTTTTAGCGATAAATGAAAGCCACTCCTGCCCCAATTGAGGAACAATACCACTGGCTCTATTAAAGTCAATACACAATGGGCCTAGCACCTCATTACCTTCCCGATTGGCAAGTGGTGAAGCATAAGGCACATCTAAAACACCATACCAATGTAATAACTGAACACCAACATCATCGCTATCTGGTACCTTGTGGGAAACTCCTTTATTTAAAGAGTAAGGAAATATCTTATTATCCACTTCCATCGTTGGAACCGGGCACACCTTAATTGATGGTTTTAATTTGGCATCCTTATTTCCATATGATCTATAATTATGCCGGTAAAACATCCACTCCCCTTCGCTTGCTGTTTCATGTGGTAAATCAAATACATATACTGCGTTTGATCCAGAAAGAAAAGCATATGTCTTTTGAAATTGAGGAATCAAGTCATTATTGTAATCAACATTGTTCAATAACTTCGATTCTTCTATATCATTCAGCTCTTCAACATGCTCCCATTGTAATTGAATGCTATTGGATTCCTCAGGGATTACTTCTGAAGAATCATAAACAACATGATTGGTAACATCTACATAATTGGTATTTGACAATACGTCCTTTAAGAGCTCTGTTTCAACCACTTTATTTTCATCATCAAAAAACACTGCCATAAAAAAGGCGTTACGAAGACTGTTTAATAATGACGAGATTTTAATGTCTGGAATATGATCATTTAAACTAAGCTTATTTTTATGCACATTTCGCCCTGGAGTATCTACATTTTTATAAATAGTCAAAAGACTACGATCTATCAAATGATCGCTTACCCCATCGCTATCTGTAGACATTACCTTTATTGTAATGGTATCATCTAAAGTCAGATCAAAATCTCCAATTAAATATACATAAGGAGGATAACCATCTGAAGTTAAGTAGTCATAAGCTACTTCATAAAGTATTTCATCACCTTTAAAAATAGCCGCTTTACCATGTACTGGCTTTGTATGCTTTAAATCTCTCTCCCAACCACCCCAGGGCTGAATTTTAACATTAATATGGTAATTGGCTGTTTCGCGCACCAGATAAGTACTGCCTAAATAACAATCAAAATTATCTTCAAGTATTATCTGAAAAGGAAACTTTGCATAGTAAGTATAAGCATAAAACCGGTTTGAATCAGGATTATCAAGATACCCTCCTTGAGCATTTACTTTGTAGTCTGATAAAAAGTAATCCAGACTTTCATTGGAATACAAAAGCAAATCCTTTAAGTATTCTTCCTGAACCAAAGCTCCACTTAACGAGTAAGCTTTACTGGATAATAACTTCTGGATTACCGGAACCAATATTGGTAGAGGTACCATACTCTGACCATTGGAAATTTCGTTTGTTACAAAATCTCCATCCACCCAATTATTTATATATCGAAGGTAATCTGTATTAAACTCCGGGTGTTCACCCACTAGATGGTCAAATGATTTATCATTGCCATAAAACTGAGGGGCGTAAATAGTCGGGAAACGGTAATCACGCTCTATAGTTCCACTATTTACATCTTTGGCGTGTTGCAATACGGCTGCTTCGGTGTGCGGATCTCCTCCTATCCTTTCTTCGGTATAGGGCGCATCTTTAAGGCTCACTCCATCAAAGTCAACACAAAAGGAATTGAGAGAAACCGCCACCCTGAAGATTTTATTGGTGGATTTACTGATGACCATTTGTCCGCGACCAATGGGTATACTATGCAGTGTAATAATGCAGCTGTAATACTTAAATTTATTACGTACTGTAATAAAATTGGCATAGTTAAAGGTTTCCTCGTTGCCCAAAGCAGGAATATCAAAATGCCATACCACATCGCCTTTAATCTCATCCACATCAAAGTAAGAGGTGTTCATCTCCAGGCGGATCTTTGTTTTTGGATCCAGTACAAGCGGTGTGTTATTTACAAGGATTTGGAGCATTGCTAAATGGTTGGAAATTTACTTTCAATGGCTGCCATACATTCGGTTTCTGTCCATGTTGTGGTGCAATCAAATTCGTGCGGACCAGGACGGAATTGATCAGCGATGGTGATGTATGCTTTTTCTGTCGACCAGTTGTATTCAACATTGGTTATGGTTTTATCCACAGATGTTATATCTGGTAAGTAAATCCATTCACCTGTTGTAAGATCCTTTTTCCATAACCATGCATCTTCAAAAGAAAATGGATCACTTTCATTGTATACATTCTGGTATGATTCGAAATCATAACCAAAGGCTATTATTCTGCCCGATTCATCAATATTATATCCAAATATCATCGCATTAATTGATTAGAGGTTATTGTCAAAATAAGATTTGGCAGATCAATGTATCTCTGAATTGAGCCATCTGTCATATCAATAACATGAATGCGTTTTCTACCGTCACCTCCATAACCCAATATTAAACCAAGAGCATTTTTATTGCTGATTGCCACATCATAAAAGCCAGTATTTCCTGTTGCTCTTTCTGTAATTGTATGAACTACACCACTCGTTAAATCCATATTAACAATGGCGCAATTACTCCCTGAAGTTGTAGCTGATAGTATTTTTAACAATGGAGTTGAACATATATGTCTTGCATTTACATACCCCCCCAACGCGAGATATTTTTGAAAATTTCCACTATCATAATACGACCTATAATTATAACCCCCATTATTTGAATTATGAACTGTCTGCTGAAGATGTGCATTGTAAATATGGCCTATTCCTGCATAGGAGTGTTTCTTATTATAGGTCCTAACAGTATCATAGTCCCCAAATGCACACAACTTATTCGTATGCTCAATATAACCATGTCTTACATTCTGTGTTTTTTGAATCGACTTAGATGAAGCAGACAATGACCAAGACATAGTACAAGCTCCAGAGAGAAGATCATAGTAGAAAAAATTATTATTTGTATGAAAGTATACTATATCTTTAATGTAATTGTAATATGCAGAATATATACCTGCATTTCCTCCGTTATTACTTAATATCTGTGTATATGAATTTGATGTGACCATATCAGTATCTATCACAGAATCATCATCAAGAATGTAACAAGCATAAATATTTGAATTGGAAGTGTTTTTTCCAAGTAATAAAATTTTACTTACTCCATCATTCTTTACAAAACACATGGCATTCCATGTGGCACTACTTGGCAATACAGGCAAGGCTATTGTTGCAGAAATTGGGTTTGTTGTCCAAATACCACTCCCTTGATAATTAGAATCAAGTAATAAATCTGTATCTAGTTTTTTTACTTCATTATTCACATTATCCAAAGCATATAAATACCTTCCATCATATGCTTCAAAACCGGGAATATTTTGCAAAGATGCGCTGTTGGTAGCTTTCCTTACTTTAAATTTTAAAGATGCACTTAATCCGTTATCAACCTTTACTATTGAGGTTTGTCTAAACCCTTCATCAATGCTAAAAGGGGTTGTTGTACTTCCTGCAATATCCCATGATTCAACATTTTCTGTAATTACTTCAAATACTTCACCTGTATAACCAATATCTGTTGTCCAAGTTAATGGAGCATCAACATCAAAGGTTAATTCGTATTCTGCATACCTGCTCTTATGTACAATCTTTTGCATGCTATACAATCTCCCCTCTTAAAGTTGCTATTTTGTTTAAGGTGTCTCCATAAACTTTTAGATAATCACCTCCGGTAATTGTATCACCCAATGTATAAGCAGAATCATCACTCTTTTTAAGCGTAATGGTTAATCCGGAAGCAGGAACAACAGAAGTAATCTTAAAGTCTTCATCCATTCCAAGAAAACCATAATCTGTTATGCTTTCAACCAAGAATGTTTCTTTAATTGTCTTATATACTCCTCCTGAAGAAACAGCATTTGAGCTTCCTTTGGTTGGCACATCATCAATATTAATAGGATCTCCTCCACTCCCTTCATCACCAAAGGGAACCAACACCCAACTATTGGCGGGTTGATCTGTGTCCAGGATAACGATGCCGGGTTTTGCTTTTGCGGGACCTGGCCATGCTAGTTCTGCAGTATCAATATACATATACCAATCGCCTACCTGAGGGCTGTCTGGTTCCGGATCTCCGGAACGTGCTATACCTCGTAAACCTGTGTCGGTAGTTTCTTCGGTAGGAATTCCTATTTGATTGAGTTTCCAATTGGAACCATCCCAAACAATAAAGGCAGGAAGTGCAGTGACTTCCAATCCTGCACAAAAAGTGTATGTGCCAACTTCAGAAGCCAGAAAGTAAATAGGATCTGTTTGCGCCCCGGGATTATCACCTGTGGCAATATCACCACCAAAGCCAGTGCCGGTGATTTCAATCAGGCTATCAATAACCGTATTTAAAACCTCGTTATGATCTTTACCTGAGATCTTATCAGTACCTGTTTTGGTATTGATCTTTCCATTTACATACGCTCTTAGCTCGATTAGATTCATTCTTTACACTTTTAAATTCGCTCCGGTCGCACCGGCGCTCCGATCGCATCGGTTAGCTATAATCAGTTTTAAGGTATTCCAGGCTATAATCTTCGTGAGCCGGTTCGGGTAGTTTTAAATCGGTGCTTAAAATATCATCGGCAAAAGCTGATTTGTAATTGAATTTGACATTGTGAAGCTCGTTATCTTCATCCAGTATTTTAAAGCTTCCCTTTTCTATCCATACCCTGATAAACCTGTCATCGCTCTGTAAAAACACCACCCTGCTTGCGGCCAGCTCTTTATAATGCTGTGCCATGGCTGCTGTTATTGGCCCTGTTTCTGCGGTAAAAGTATCCTCTATTTCAGGATCATCAGAGGACAAGTCACCAATATAAGAGCTGTAGCCAGGCGTTAGAATGGTTCGTTTACCCTCCTTGCTGACTTTAAGCGTATTGCTCTGAACCTGAGTAATTACGGTGTCAAAAACACCCAGCCTGTTCTGAAACAGAAAGGCACGGTTATGCTCTTTTTTAGGCAGATAAATAAAAGTGATGGGATTGGCTATGGTAGCATCAGCACTATTAATGAGCGATACAGACACGTACACCAGTTGTTGTAGACTGGTGATGTTGGCCAGCATTTGGGTAAATGGAATAAGCATGGTTTCATCCTGCTTTAATGTGATGGCCTCACTAATAAATTCAGGAGCTAATGCAGCATCCTTGCTGTTGATGTCCATTTTAACACGTACTGCAGTATCGGCACTAAAAGGCGATAAGTAATACAGGTAGTGTTTAGCCGAATGATTGGTGTATACCTGTGAGGGCATATTGGTCAGGAATTTCTTTTCGCTGTTTATCCAGGTACGTAAATTAAAATTAGGGTGACTGGCATGATTCACCTTTCCGTTTACACCTTTAAATACACTAGTGGTCAGGGTGCTGATTAGGTTTTGACCGCTCATTTCTTTTATGACCAGATAATAACTCACCACAGGAATTAATCCTTTTACCGGGGCTGACAGATCCATATCCGGAAGCTCAAAGAAATTCAGAAAGCGAGGGCGTATGATTCTGCCCAGCTCAATATGTGACAGCTGATCACCATCGGGGTCAATACGAAACTCAGGCAGGGCACTAAATGTCCCTGTATCAGACAATTTGTTTGCAAAAACCTGTACTAAAAAGTGATAATTTGAGCGAAAGGAATTGATAATACCCGATATACTTTCGAAGCTCCAACTATTATCCGGATTCATTACACCGGTGATATCATATTCATCACCCTCTAGTAATGCCACCAATGCAATAAAAGTACCCATATACGCACAACTATAATTGCTTTTAATGGGCATATAGTTTGCTATACGTAAGAATACTTCATATTTATCTGCTATAGGAAGTAAACAGTTAACGCCTGGTGGCAAACTCTGATTTACATTACTGGTAAACAAAAAAACATGATCTTGATCTAAGAAAGTTAAGGTTAACACATCGCCAGAAGATGGAGCTGTGGTAATATCTATTATTAATTCAGCTTTCAGGCCCTCAGTTAAGGTATGATCTGTGCCTTTAATCTTAAAAAACAACAGGTTATGCACCAAATCAATGGGGTTGGGTGTTTTGTATAATACTAAACTCATAGGTCAGTCCATTTATCTGGTTCTGGATCGTTACTACGTATGCTGCTTACCGGAATAGAGTACGAAGTGGCATACAAACCACCGGCGGTTATATCTGCTGGTATACCTCTTACCTTGTTTAAATCGAAATGAATAACAGCGTTGTTTCGTCTGTTTCGCTTATCATCCTTCATGCGCATAATAAACTCATCACCAATTTCCTCGGTGCGCTCCCATATGGTGTACACATCTTCTTTGGTGCTGGACTGGCTTATTTTATCAATGACCAGGAATTCTATATCGCGTACCTTATGCACATTGTCGGACTTGTTATCCTCAAAATGAAAATCGTAATCCTTGACCATGATGCAAGGCGTATGCTTTATTTGGTTGCGGGCTGCTTTAGCCGGATCGTTGGCCTCATAAAATCGAATAAAGGTCGGATGCGTTTCCGGATCATGATTGATATCGGTATGCAACGAAGCCAATTCCTCCAGGTAAGAGATAAATTGTGTTAGGGTTGTTTTCATACAAATAGTATAAAGTATAAAGGCGTAAGTATTAAGATGATGAGCAGCTTGGGTTACTTCTTTTTCTTTCGATTCTCTTTTACTTTTTTGTTCATGTAGCGAAGTACTTCGGTGCAGGGCATATTGAAGTATTTTTCGGCATTGACCAGGTCATCACCCACAATACTGTCATACACATCTATCCAGCCATTGCTTTGTTTTTGTGGTTTGCCCGATGCTTCCTTTTGCTGAGGAAATACTTCAGGAAAAGCTTCCTCTAACCAGGTTCGGATTAAGCCGTAATTCATGGCTATGGCTTCTCGCTGTAGCAGATGAAAGGTTTTAACTCTGGTTGTATCAACCCTACCGTTAAACTCTGGTCTTTCACCAGTTTTTGCAGGGCGCACATAAATACAGCTGACCAGGTTCAGCAAATCATCATTTGAATTGCTTTGCTGGTAATCGGCATAAAAGGTATCTATGTACATAAACTCACCAAAAGTAACATCATTCAAGCCGTCCTCAGGCGGTTTTAAGCCGGATATATCCTGAATAACAAAACGATTAAAGGGTGCTTTATTTTGGATAAATTCAAGTAATTGCCCCAAAGTATAGCGCTGATATAAATCGAGATTTTCAACTGTTTTATGAGGCAAATCAAGCATCTCCACCAGTATATCATCTTCGGATATATCGCCTTTCATAACACGCACCAAAGCAATAAACTGAGAGGGCGTAAGCTCCTCCCAGCATTCAGGATGAGTGGTATGAATGATTTTATCTTTACGATAACGACGTACTATATTTAAGGTAATCTCCTTCATATATTTATTCAATATCAAAATTGATACCACTTTTTTTTGGTTTGTTCCTGGTCGTTGCCTTCGATGTTGACATTTACATTGCCATCTTTCTTGACTTTACCATCTACAGAAACACTGATTTGGTTGCCGGTGTTGGCCTCGTTTTTGGCGAACTTATAACCTCCTACCAAGCCTATACCCACCCCGATAAAGAGGAAGGTTAGGCACATGAATATTTTTCCTTTTAGTGTCATGGTTACGTTGTTTTTATGTAGCGTGAAACAGCGTGCGTTTTGCGAGGATCCCTTTTCTTGATATACACCCCGTCGCCTGTCCTGCTGCCAGACGAATTGGTGTTACCTTCTATGGTGATAAAGTATCCCGATTTATCGGTTTTAATGTAAAAACCTACATGACCCACACGTTTTAGTCTGGAGTAATAAAAGGTGACTACATCGCCACACAATAGTTTTTGAACCCTCTGTTTATAGGCTGTTTTACTGTACCATATCACATCTTTATCACGGGCAAAATTAGGCGACCATGCACTATTGGGATTATCAATATTTACATTGGATAGATTCCAACTGACAAATGCTGCGCACCAGGGCACCGGATAATCAAAACCTACCGACTGCAGATACTTATCAATCTCCGGAGAGCTGTTGGTAGTAATTTCTCTTACATCGAGCTGTTCGGTCAGGTTCTGTAAAAGCTCGTGCCGTATGCTATCCTGAGCCTTTGCGGTGATGGATCCGGCCAATACAAAAACCAGGAATATTGTCGTTGCCAGAATGTACTTTAGGTTCTTCTCGAGTAAAGGAAACTTATCGTAGAAATCATCCCGAAGAAACTTGAATACATTGGGAAAGATAACACGAACGCCAACCCATGCCATGGCCAGCACCACAATAAAACGAACGATACCATAAGCTACGGTTTCGAGCTGCGAAACCACATCAAATAAGGCACTGGAAGGAAAATACTTTCCCAACACCCAGTTCAGGCAGAAAAAGCCGATAATCAGCAGGGAAATGGATATCATTTCCTCTTTAAAGGTTTTAATAAACTTCAACATATCTATTTGTTTTTAAATTGGTTTAACTGTGCTTTGGTCAGAGCCATTTCGAGCTTGGCCTGTTTGCGTTTTAAGCGGAAACTCATAATACCAAGTACCACTCCAATAACTGCAGCAGTAACCGAAATAAAAGGAGCCAGCTTTACTGCCCAGGCGAATATGCCAACTCCTCCTCCACCTACAGGAGCTAAGACTTCTATCTTAGTCAGCAATAAGAATTTGAATAGTTGATCTCTCATGCGTTTATAATTTGGATCGCACCACTTATGCGAAAAAGGTTTTCTTGCCACTGTTGTTGCGGTGGAAAGGGTTTGTATTGTCTAAATCTGTTTGTGTAAAATCAGTGTATTTACTGGCGTTGGTCTTCAGGTAATCGAGTAATATTTCTTTGTACCTGGCACCGTTTACTTTGGCCTTCTCGAGTAACGAGAACATTTGAACATCACTGGCCTGTGTGGTTTGCACATGACTGATCATTCCGGCTATCTGCGTTTCAAATAATAAGCCTTTATCGGTGACCTGCATACCTAATTCATCCATACCACCGGCTACAGCAAGAAAAGCCAAAGGCTTGCGGATATATGGCACCAAAGCCATTAAATCAGGATCCTGATCAGCTTCCTTTTTCATCTCTGCCAATACCTTATCAAATAGCACAGAGCCCAAAAGTGGTTTTATCTGAAAATCAATGACCTGATCAAAGAACCTGGCTATCTGCAGAAACACCAAACGACTGTTACCAATACCATAAATCTTATTAAAAACCATGGTAGTCGGGAAAAAGCTGCCCTTGATATCTAAATAGAATTCAGAGGTTTTGAACTTTGCGTACTTGCTTAAATTCACTTGCAGAAACTCCAACAGCAAATCAATACCGTTGTAGCCTTCGTTTTTAAAAACGCTCTTCAGGTTATCTTCCTGGTAACGATACAAACCGTTTTCTTTGCCTAAACGCTCAAAGCCGCTTTCATCAAAAGTCACATTAAGCATATCAAAGCCTTTAAACATGCACAGGTTAACCAGTGAATAGCGTACTTTTTTGAGCAAGGCTTTCTGATCATCTGTACCGGTATCATCGGCCACAGCATCCAGCTCAGCATATAACTCCTGACCCAATACCGGAATAATGATTTGCGTTTCTGCAGCTGCGATATATGGTTCAAACGTTTCGAACTCCACACGTGCATTCACGGGTATTATTTTGCGTATTTGTGCTGTGTTTCTGACTAACATTAGCTGAGTGTTTTAGTGGTACCGGCTCCGGTGTCCAAGGTGGTTAAAAGGGTGTTTCTAAAGCGCAGCTGTACATTGGTCCATCCATTGTACTGCAGAATCATTTCAAGTGGATCCAATAGCGTTTGACGATCGAGCCAGGCTAAAGCCACATTGACCAAGAACGCTTCTCGTATGTTTGATCCTCCCTGATTACCTGCGTATGTTCCTCCCGGCATTCCTGCGCCAAACACATTGGGGTTAATCATCAGCGCAAAGCAAATCTCAGAGTTAGCTGCAGCTGATGTAATCAATTGATCGTTGGCCTTGGTTTTATCATCCAAAGCAGTGATAATCCATTGCTCTTCGACCTTTCCGTTGGGATTCATCTCAAACATAGAGAACAGCGCTTTATTGGCATTCTCTGTGCCTGTTAAGCTCTCCTCAATGGTGTCCATCTCCTTTTGAATAGCATCCTTGCGCTCTTTAACGCTCTTGAAATCCTTTTCGGGATATTTCTTTTCCCAATAGGCATAAGGTATTTGAACATGCCATTTAAGGGTTATCTGGTTCTCGTACATCTTTATCAGGAAACTCGGAACCTTGTTGGCTATATCTATCCATCCGGCCAGCTTGGCACTCCACCAAATAGGCAAAGGATGGTATTCGTTGTTACTCCATTCGTCCCTAAGCGGATATATAAAGGTTTGGCCCGATAGTTTATTCAACAGGCGGTAACGCTCTAAATCGGCATAGGGATCGTAATTGTCCAACAATGGGACGACGGAGTAATCTTTTCGTTCTGATGGTGAATCAGGCCATTTACCGGAAACAACAACTCCCGGAATGATACCGTTTTTCTTTTCGAGGTACCTGGCGTAAAGGGCGTTTTTTACATCAATACCCACCAATTGTTTGGCATCGGCACTGGGTATAAGTTCCGGGAAAGCTGATCCAAACTTAAAGTAATCGCGGGCAGCGTTATGCAAATAACGGCGCACCTTACGATCATTGATAAAGGCGGTTATCTTTTCATCGTTCACCACCTCCAGCTGCTCGTTTCCATCGGCATCGTATCCGGTAACCCTGCAAGGGAATATGCCCTGACCAATGGTAAAGCGATGGATAAACTTTAAGCCTGTATTTAATACGCCTGTCTTGCCGATTAGCTTTTCAGCCTCCTGAGGAAAGTTATTGCCACTTCCCCAGGCAACGACTTTATTATTGCCCACCGAAACGGTTTCGTCTAAATCGGGTGATACATGCGTAATGGTTTTGGGATCGTAAGCAGGAGCTCCGCTTGTATCGGCCATAAAAGTACGACCGCTGGCCATTAATGGAATACCCTTGTTATTAAAGAGAACTTCAGCCATTACAAATACACTTTTTTGCCGTTGAACTCTACAATTCTATCGATACTAACCGGGGTTGGATGACCGCTATAATTGCCTTTATCATCCACTGCCTGAACGCCACGCAAGCGGTTGGCACTCATATTTCCTTTTACACCACAGGCAATGGCCATAGGCATAAAAATGAGCTCTCCTTTTGCTTTTGTACGGAACTTAATCGAAAACACCACCGGCTTACCGTGGCCATCTTCTTTATAATTGATTGCTTTTAGAACCTCATGTCGTTTCATAAAAAAACCTCCATTTGTGTGTTACAAATGAAGGTTTTGTATGTTGGGGGAAAAAGGACACCGGTGCGACCGGAGCGTATAATGAATTATTTAATTATCCATGGTCATATACTATTTTAACGCCTGACTTTAATTTTTTAAATAAATAATCTGTAGTCATAAGTCTTTCCTTCAAATCTAGATAATAATTTACCAATCCGTGCAATTTGATTTGATGAATCAATTGTTGCTGGTAATTTGGTATATAAATCGAGTGAATTCCAGTTCATTTTTGTTAAACCTAAAATTTCAGTTGCAATAATATTTATGTCTGAATCTCCATGATGTTTAGTCACTTTTAATGGAGCAGGAATACTTCTTCCACCGAGATAATATTTATGATTAGGATTCTTTATTGATGGAACAATTCCATGAGTCCAGAGCAAAGCTGTCATATTATTCGTAACAATGCAAGTTCCTCTCGAAATCGGAAAACCATCAATTTGAATTTTATTCTCGTAAATCTTTGTAGCAACAAACCTTGCATCAGGTTCATAGTTTATTTCTATCAGGTCAATTTTTTTAATTCCTGCCATTTTTAGACTTTCTGTAATACCCTTTATTTCTTCAGACCTGAACTCTGTTCTTTTATGTATTACTACTCTTTTGGGAAGTTTATCCATTGAGTTATAAAAAAGCTCTCTGATTGACACTCCAAATTGAAAAGCATCATCATAGGATAAAAATGGATTAGCTTGCTGGTCAAGATAAAAGTTGTCAACTTTTGAAAGTTTATATTTTAATCCTTGTCCTTCTGAATTATAAATATGACTACACCCAATTACAATATCCGTTTGGTTTGCATTACGATTTATACTATATCCAATACCTGCATAAGCCGTATCTTTTTCAGTATTATTAAGAATCCATGGTGTTCTCAAAGACTTTACATAAAACGAAAGTGATAACCACCAAAAAATTTGACATTTTAAGCCATCTGTTAATGTGTCTTCTCTTATTAGTTGTGTCGAAATTCCTTTTGATGCAGAATATGCTTTAATATAATCATGCAAATCAAAAGATTCTCCTTCTATATCATATGATTCATAGGCTTGCCATTCATCTGGAATGAAAATTACAATTGTATGTTGGCTTTGGCTATTTGAAAGATGGTCAATTTTAGATGTGATTAATCTGGCAAGTTTAATTGCTATTTCTTTAATATTACCATCATTATGGTCAATATCAATGTCAATCCATTTAAATGAATCTTCTGGGAGGGGAATGTTAATCGGAATATTATAGGCTGCAGCAAAACCTGGATAATCCATTAAATAATCAGTATTCACCTTTGAGACATGTTTCTGGTGCAAAGAATTAAGAAAACTATAAAAACTATTCGAATATTTTTGACCACAAATAACCCCAAGGCTTATCTCATTTGAGTAGAGTGAACCATTCAAAGGAAAATCAAATGGCCTATGATTTATTAGAGCCCTCATTGGATGGAAATCCTTTGTTGGTTTATGCGAATTACTATTCGTGAATATTAACTGTGGTTCTAAAAATTGTATCCCTTTGTGTTGGGTAAAGTTTTTGTTGTATTTGGCAGGATGATATGCACGAAATTTCGTATCCAAAACCATAATCTCTGCAAATGCAGTGTTTTGTGAGATAGAAAATTCAAAACCGGTACCTGTGTTATTGGGATATTCAAAAATTAATCTACCATTCTTAAAAAGAAGATTTTTCCAGTTTTCTAGTAATTCATCATATTGCTTGTTTAATAATTTTTCAAGAGATACTTTACTCAATTTTTGCTTAATTTCTTTTGATATTTCTCGTTCACTAGATAGATGCACTGTAGGTTTGAATGTTAAAAAAGCATATTTATTCCTATAATCAAAAAATAGGGATAGATAAATAGCTTTATGTACCTGAACAGACTGTTCGTTTTGAACTACAGTATTATTATTACGAGCGAGCCATATTTTGTCTTTACCATTAGATTCAATAACGCTATTATTGGATAACGTTTTTACAATAGCTTGTAACATAAGAGATTTGAAATTTGTAACATTCTCAACATCCTTTTTAGATATGGGAACGCGCAAAATTTGACCTTTAAGGCCATTCTTAAAGACATTGTTTATTGAAGATAAAGTGCCTAATGCAAAGACTTTACGTTTGAATGGCACAGCACAAATTTCTTTATCTTTTGTTAATTCTCTTAAAGTTGACCAAGGTTTTTCTCCTTTATAATCATATTCAAATTGAAATACTTCTTTAGGGAATACGACTGGATGCAAATTGCTTTTTATGTACTTGTCTGTTCTTGTTATATCATGAGAGAAATTTGTTGTCTCAAGTTCTTCTATCTGAGAACTTGAGAGTATCTCAGCAATTTTATCCAAAGAAGATTTTTCATTTTCAAAACATGCTTTACCTAAATGTAATAATGTCTTATCAAATCCATCTGTTGGAATAAAAAATGCTTCTCTACCATTATTCCGAGCAGTTTCAATAAGCAGTTTTACTTCATCTGTTATTTTATGACCATAGCCACACCAATATAATCGACCTGAGCCCTTTTGACTGTATGCTTGGGTAAGTGCTTTCATTAATGATTTATCTCTACCACTATATCCAATCACAATAAGGTTCTTATCATTGTGATACCTTGATAACGATTGTATAAAAACATCGTTCTGTGTATCTAACTCTTTTGTAGTGTTTTTTAATGTGCTGTATTTATAGTCTCCATGAAGAGAAATTGACAAGACTTCTTTTCGGCTTTGATTTCTATAAATTCGATCAACACTATCCAAAGTTATTTCGATTGGAGTAATATTTGCTTTATGAGCCGATTTTATAACTAAACCATCAAAGTTAGTTGTCCATACGGACTTAATAATCTCTTTTTCAATCAATAAACACAGTAACTTATAGCCAACATATGGTTCTACACCTTCAACAAGTGATTGAAAGTATTTTCTTCGATCATCTGCTATTGGGTATGCTTTTTCTGCAAAGAAAGTGTATTCCTCTTCTGAATTTTGTTTAGGATAGATACCTTCGTTATCAATCCAAGTTTGGATACTTGACCTAACTGATTCGTTTTTTGTATTCTTATAATACTCAGATGCATTAGGATTCTTAGATAAATAAATATCCTTTTTCCATTCCCAAATACAATCTGATGCAGATTGTATTCCTGAGCTTATTGAAGCTCCTGCTCCAATGAGTAAGGAATGAGAAATATCTTTATTTCTTTTTACCGATCTTAAAAAAGCATCATATTCAAGAGTTAGATTTTCAATCATGTTGACTGTCTTTTATTTAGCTTGGTGTTAATTAAGTGATATAAAACATATACTTTATATCTACCTTATTTTAACAACTTACATAGTTAAACAAAATATCCTACAAAAACAATAGTAAAACAACACCAACACAACACCCCAAAACCAAAAAACCTCCATCAGCAAACGCTAACAGAGGCTTTTATAGGATGGTTATTTTATTTGTTTCGGAGAATCCACAGGAAACTATTGTTAATTACCTTGGTTGTGAACCCTCTTTGTTTGAGGGCTTGGTAGAGTTCGTCGAGGGAGACTTGGGTAGCGGTATTAAACAGGCTCAGTATTTCGTGGGAGCTTAGTTGCTCGTCGCTTTCCTGAATACTGGAGGCTGGTTGATACTTTTCTTCAAAGGCATTGAGTAATTCGGTTAAAATGCCGTTTGGGGTTTGTTCTGCATCTGTCATGACTGGCCTCCTTCTTTATTTTTACTGCGTAGGTTAATAAACGAGCTGCGCACAAAACCTATGATGCCTAAATGCTTATCTAACTCTTTGCCTTCGTCGTTAAGGTACTCACGGTTACGAATAAGGTAAAATACCAACTCGGCCAAATCCTCTACATTAGCATCAAGTTTTTCGTTGTCATGTTCCTGCAGGCTCTTAAGCTCCTCAATGGCACTCTCTGTTAGCTGAATACCTTCTATGTTTATGGGTTTGTTTTTCATGACTCCCCTCCTCTCTGTACCAAACTAAGTTGCATAAATTGTTGTTGAGAGATGCGCCCTATTTGGGCAAAAGACTCAGCTGTCCTGGTATTCCATTTTATTAGCAGACTATTGGGCAATACTATAAACTCAGGGTATTGCTCTGAGGCTAATACGTTACGGCAAAGATCCTTTAAGCTATCAATGCTCCAGTATTCTGTTTCTTCCTTAAAATGGAGTTGGTAATTGTTGGCCCCTGCCAACCTGACTTCTTTCATTTGCGCCATCACCGTAGATATGGCTGTTTGTTTTTTATTCATTGTATTCTAGCGATTAAAAGAGGGTAGCGTGGTGCTAGAATACAATAAAACGTCCGAAAACGAGAATTGAAGACTGGGACTTTCACCCATACTCACTACCCAATATTATAAATAACTTTGAAATCTTAAATAGGTGTTTCGAACCTCATTTTATTATACTCTAGCACTACAAACGTAGGAATTTATTTTGAAACCACAAAAAAGCCCCACCAAAATGGTGAGGCAAAGATTCCCAGGGTTGTTGCAGATTTGACTACAAATTTATTTTTTAATTTATGTATTTCATTAATTCAACTTTTAAAGCATTGTATTCTTCTTGTGTTATTATTTCCAAATCAAGTTTTTCTTTTGCCTTCTTTAATTCTTCTATTGCTACTTCAGCATTCATAAGACCTGGGACTATTATTTCACCTGATGTAAATGCTTCTTCAAAGTTTGAAATGATTAAAGCTTTTGATTCACCATCACCATATGTCACAACATATAAATTTCTCGCATTGGTCTTCATACTTTTTATTACACACATTTCACCAACAGATGCAGGTGTCAGATACACAGTTTCACCCATATAAGCCAATGTCTTATCAAGTAAATAACTAAATTGTTTGTTTCTAAAAGGAAGGCCTACTTCAAGTGTGTCACCAATCTCGAATACTGTACCATTTTGTGAAATATATTCACTTATTTTCCCCTTTACTTCTTTACTACCTACTTGTTTATATGTAGCTTTTTTCTGACTGAAAACACTTAATGAAAGTGCTATAAAAATTACTGTAAAAATTACGTTTAAATTCTTCATCTTGTTAATTTAATTTATTTGGTAAATTCATTTATGTATTGCGTGCCATATGTTCATAACGTTTAGTATAAGAATAGTAGCCGACTGCGTGACATTTTCCTGTCAAGTTACAAGAAAGTTGAAGCGGGCTACAACCCTTGAATTTACTACTATCTCGGCTATTATTTTTATACATTGTTACCAGTTGTTATTTAATCAATTTACTTTACTCTCAAATTCTTTTGATTTTTTTTCATCGCCTAAAAGATTGTATACAGTTGACAAGTGTGCCAACACATCTTTATTTTCAGGCTCAATTTTATAAGCATCAAGTAAAATGTCCTCAGCCTCATGGTAGTCTTGAGCTTGAAGAATGAGCAATTTTGCCATGCCAATTTTAGCTGAGATGTAATTATTATTTAATCTTATTGAGTTCCTGAAAAGCTTTTTCGCTTTTATATGGTCTTTTTTGTAATTGAAATAAAGCATTCCCAAATTATAATGTGTTACATAGTCGTTGGGATTCTGCTCTAAACCCTGTTCTAATAATTCTATTGCCCTATCAAAATTTTGGAGTCTTAAATAAATTGATGCAAGATTGTTATATGCCATAAAAAAGTCAGGCTCCAATTGTATTGATTTCCAATAATATTTTTCTCCTAAATTGAAATCATGTAAAAAGTCCGTGTAAATCTTGGCTAGATTATAAAACGTTTCAGCATCATTAGGATATATTTCTATTGTCCTTAAAAAATACTCTTTAGCCAATTCATAATTTCCATTGCTGGCTTCTAGATTTCCTAAATTATGGAGAATTTGATAAGCATTTTTATTCAATAATAATCCTTGCTTGTAGTATTTGTCAGCAAGGTCTTTTTCTGATAAATTTTGACATGCAAGCCCCAAATTATTGCATGCTAAATACGAATTACTATCAAATTCATCGATATACTTTTTAAAGGAGAATTTTGCTTTATGGTAGTTTTTAATTTCAGTCAAATTTACGTAGCCAATGGTAAACAGAACATCTTTGTTATTTGGGTATTCTTTACCTAAGTTGTCTAGTTTTAACTCTTTCAAGTGTGAATCTTCAATATTCCTAATCTCCAATAATTGTTTCTGAATTGAATTTAAATCATAACCTATGAATTCTAAAACTTCTTTAAAATTCGTTTTTAAACTATCTGAATATTTAACATTTAGCCGTCTGGTGATATTTTGTAGGAAATCATCCAATGATGCAAGTATGTTTTTATACAGCTTTAATTCATGTATTAGATTAATTGCATTTGTTGGTGAAACTGTTTTAATTAAGTTCTCTACTTCAGAGCATTTCGTTTCCCAATATTGAATTAATTCCATTTTGTCCTCTATGCTGTATAAAGAAGCACCATCAACGATTATTGGAAGAAACTTTCTTTCATAATTTTTATCCTTTGAAAGTTCAGTAAGTTCAAACAAACAGTTCGGAGATTTTAGATAATCGTTACTAATTAAAATAAGTGCATAATCGGTCTCCGTTATTTGAGACATGAAACTTCTCAAGTCGTCCTTATATTTAATGTCATTAATATCTCTTTTTATATTAATGCCAATAGAAGATAAATTCTTTTCAATCGTATCTGCTTCTAATTTATTATTCCAATTGTACGATAAAAATATGTCCATGAATTTATTTTGTTTTTAATAACTGGTAACTAGGGGATATAAAGCATATGCTTTATATCTACCTTATATTACGAAATACATAATTAAACAAAATCTTTCTTTAAAGCAACAGCAAAACAACACTTTTATAACATTTTTATTAACAATAACACTCTCCTTTTTCATCTCCAAAGCAGAAAGAGCCAGCGCAGGTCGCCATTGGAGAGGAAAAATAAAACCAGCCCATCGTGAGGATATTGGCGCATATTACTGGCATTTGAGGGTACGAGAATGACCTATGCCTCTGCCAATTCATCAACGATACCTTATTACCCGTAGCGCAGTGGAGGGTCGCCCAAAAATGAGCGCCCTTATTAAAGATAAAAAAGTCTTTTATTTATTTTGGGGTCATGGGTTCTGTCTGCAGGTTAGAGAATAAATAACATATTGGCCAGTATTTATAGGCTTCTTTTTCGTCGGTGTCGGGCTTTTCTTCCTGTGCTTTTTTAGGTTTTCCCCATATTACAAAACCCTTAGAGCCTTTTTTAACTTGCCGGCCTTCCTCCCGCCATTGCTTATAGGTTTTGAAGGTTTCAATGTCGGGGTTTTGCTCCTTGTATATTCCATTTAAAATGGCTTCGTTTACGGTGGTAAATTCGCCTGTTTGTAGTAATTGTTTAGCTGCCTGACTTAATTCAATTAAACGCTGTCTGTTCTCTTTATTTTGTTGTTGCTTTTCTGTCATGATGTTAAAATTTCAAATAGTCGTAATTGCTCGGTTGTTTTCTGTGGTTGTGGTGTGGGGATCTCTTTTTTATGTGCTTGTTTTTTAGGCTCTGCATCCTTTTGGGTTAGTAAGTACTGGCGGCATTCGTCAGCGCTTAATTTGCGCACGCCTAAGCCTGTTTCAGGCAAATAAACCCTGTAGCCTCCCCAAATATCCAACGTTAAAGAATTGCCATGTATAACAACGCCTTTCATGCCATACAGCTGCATATTAATAGCGCACATCTTTACGCATCGGGGGTCAACATCAACACCCACATAAAAATTATTGAATCGGTTTTGAGGGTGCACCCTGTCGGCAGCTATTAAACACCTGCCACTACCCACGGCGCAATCGTTAATCGTTCCGCTTTCGGGTTTTGTCATTTCTGCTAACAGTTGACATATGTGTACAGGTGTAAAAAACTGCCCTCGTGCATCTCTTCCAAATTTGCCGTTATGCTCCATAAAAAAATCGCCTAATCCGTCTACCCAAGAACCGCTTTTGCTATTTTCGGTGTAATACTTTACCAACTCCCCCAGCAATTGAGGAAAAATATTAATCTCTTCTTTGGAGTAGATTTCTAATGTTTTGAGATATTCTTCTTCGTACCTACCCATACCAAAAGCGCAGAGGGTAAGCGTTAAAAAATCATCAAAAACATTCATAAAGGTGTGACGGTAGGCAATCTTTGAGAAGAGCTTCTCAAATTCCTTCATCGGCTGTTAGATCAAAGGTTTTCATTAAGGAGAGCAAAACAGGGTTTTTATCAATCATATCTGTAAGGCTCGTATTTTGGGCGCTTTGCTTTTTAATGATAATTATATCCTTTGCGGCTACTACGTCCACAAAATCGCCCTCTTTATAGCCTAAATTATCCATGTATTGCCCTGCCAACCTAAACCCGGGAACATATTTTTTGCCTTGTGGTTGTCGGGTTACTTTTAATTGTTTTTCAATGTGGTTTGTCTTATCTTTACACATGCGAAATGATTTAAGTTTTTACTCAAAATTTGAATCTTAAAAAGCCCTAAAGGTTGCAGCCTTTAGGGCTTTTGTTTTTTAGAGGGTTAATGCTTCTTTTAGGCTTTCTATTTTACTAGTTACCTCCACAGAAACAGACTCCAACACCTTACCTATAATTAAGGGGTTTGTGATATTAAAAACGGTTTTCTTCTCTCCGTTGGTACTGGTTAAAGACAAGGCAAATACCTTGGCTTCAAAGTCACCGTTTTCGGTTTTATCCTTCACCTGCTGAACAGCATCCTCAATGGCTACTTTCTTTGTTTCAAAAGTATTGAGGTGTTTAATAATTTGCTGTTGATCTTGAATGAACTGGATTTGTTCCTCGTAAGTTTTTGGTTTTTTCTCGTTTGTTTTTTCTAGCTCTTCAATGCGTTTTAAGAGCGTTTCGTTTTGTTTGATCACTTTTTGCATTTGCTCGGCTGTCATTGCAGGAGCGTTGTTCTTTTTTGCTGTCATTGCGAAATGATTTAATGTATAAATAAATTAACTCAAAAGTCTCTTATTAACCTGACTTTCAATACTTTAAGATACTAAAAATCAACATTCTAACCAAATTACAGAGCTAAAAAAGTTCATCCAGTTTAAAAAAATATAACATCCTGATTCAATGGTTTTTAATTGCTGCCAAAAGCAAATAAAAAACCATTTACACGAAGTTAACCCCGGTCCCGCCCTACAGAGCAGGGCAACTGCCCGAGGCAGTTTTTGCAGGAAATATGAAGGTAAAACGCAGGGGCAGTCCAATACAAATCCATCAGGCAGTTGCCTGACTGATACCATATAATTTGAGCAACTGCCTTCACTTTTGAGCATAAAAAAGACCGCCTGAAGGCAGTCTTTTCCCATTATTAGAGATCGATTCTAACAGAAAAGATGATGATTATTCATTACAGCAATCTATTTTAGTTACTCAAATACAGGTGTAGTTGTACTTACTTGAGTTGTTGCATATTGAAGATTTGTACAACCTTTTTTTATGAAAATAGTATCGCTTCTTTCTCCTGAAACTAGCTTATGTATATATCCTTGATAATTCCAGTTGTCAGGCCATGGGTCATAATGATCTACATTAAATGCAAATGAAATTGTATAATCACTATAATTGGTAACAAGAAGAACAATATCACATCCACCTCCTTGACATCCTTCAATATTGGACTTATATGCTATTTCTATAAATTTAAAAACAGCTGTAAGTTTAGAATTGTAAAAAGCATTAATACTTATTTGTTCTGAAACTTCTTTATATATTTTACTCTCGTCACAGTATATGCAGCTTCCATCATCTGTAGTTGCATTTACGTTATAATTTATTGCAGCTAGATCAGTACATCCTTTTATTTCAGGTTCTGGATCAGGTTCACATTTTATGAACCATAAATCTCCGCATTCGTTGCAGCTACTTGCAGATATTAAAAATAGCAAATAATAAAGTATTAACTGAAAAGTTTTCATAACATAAAGGTTTGATTTACCACAATAACGATAATTAATTGAGTATTGTCAATACTTAATTATCCCTTCCCAAACCTCGCTCCCACAAAAACATTATTCCTCCTGGTCAACAAATTGCTATATTTTGTCCAAATCCTTTTATCACAGGCATCTCCAAAGTGTGTGGCTTCTTCTGGCAGTATGCTGTTTTTACGCTCTGAGCTTTTGTCTTTTTGAAATTTACCGTCCTTATCTACTACCTTGGTGTTATTCATGGAGATAAGCGTGTACTTACATTTTTGGCCATTAAAGCGGATATTAGGATAGAGTTTGTCTTCTGTTTCCTTTTTAAGCATGTTTGCCCATAGTAAGTACTTCTCGTGTTGTGGCGGCTCCATGCCTCGGTGATGCTGACTGGTCACATGCCAGTTGTTTTTCCGGAAGCGTTCAATGGCTTGTTGGTTGTATGTTGTGGAGTTCTTCGCATTCGGCTGCTTATGGTCGCCGTATTTATCGTGATAGTAAAAGATTTCCTTGCATCCATGGTGTTCATAGTACTTACAGAACTGATCCACCAGATCGTTAATCATTACGCCTGGTGATTGATCAGGCTTCACAAAAAATTCATTGATAAAGTTATCGGTAGGTATGGCCAGCTTACTTACAAAATCAAAGTTGCGTTCCTGACCAATAGAGAACAGGGCTATCTTGGCACCCCAATCCGGACAAACCTCCAACGGTTTTTTAGGATCGCAGTCCAAATCAAAACGACTATCTGGCGTACCCAACTTGTTAAAATCCCAATTGGTATCTTCAGCATAATCACGTAAGAAAGAATCGTTATAAGCATTGTAATACACATGCTTATTGGAGTCAATGGCGTAGTAACAATCCTCTACCACATCAAGCACCATGTTCATAATCTCAATGAGAAATGTAAGCATAGTTTGCTTTTCGTACTCACGCATAATATAGGAAAAACCAACATTTTCGATGTTATCCAATGCATTCGCCAGGGTAAAGAGTAAACCATCTTTACTGACAAAGGGAGTAATCTGATTCTTAAGCCTAACGGTCTCGTTCCATATGTCTTTAAAGAGGTTCTTATCATTGTCTTTTTTTGCATCAATAAGCTGCAGCTGCAGTTTTACAATACGATTCCAAGTTTCAAAAATACGGATTCCCCTTTCTTCCTCGTAGTATTTGGCGTAATCCAATATCCATTTTTGCTCATTGGTAAAAGGCATGGAAGTCAGGTAATGAAAACCATGATGTATGGGAACCGGATTCCTGGAACGAGTGCCAAACTTCTCTTCATTGCCCCTGTTGGTTGGCGATGTTTCTTCATCGTAGCGCTCCTTGTTGATTGTTAAGGCTTCATCCAGTAACTCATAATCTACGTTTGCACCACGAGCAGATCCTGCACGATCCTGAGACAAAAGAATACCAGCATTGCCATTACTGAAGCTGATGATATTATCATGCTTCATGATTTCCTCGTATGGCCTAATGAAATGCTCCGGCGGCTTACGACCAATGACATAGTTTCCTGGCTTTTTTGCGGATTCGTGCTGCACATAACCCAAACTCTGCAGGTATTTGAATGTAGATGGAAGCGTACGTGTAAGCAGCTGACCAAATGTTGTACCAGTAATGGCAGTACAAGCCCGTGGCATGCTTTTATTGATTAAATCAATATCATTACCCACCTCAAACGATTTACCCACACCACGCCCCTTAACAGACACCTTTCGTTTTGGGGTGAGCAATACATTTTGAAGCTGCGAAGGATTAAGATGTATGTCTTGAATAATCATGAATTGAATATTTCTTCAGCCCTGGCATCATCAATAGGCTGGTTCATTAAGGCCGTTAATGCTTGTTTTGCTTCTGCAGGTAATTTCTCCAGGGTTTTCTGATCAATATTAATGGTCTGGTTATTCACCTGAATGGCAAATACATTTTGATGCTTTTCTATCAATTTAGGATCAATCTGCGTTTCCGGACGTTCACCCATGGCCTGCATTAAATTCTTATGGCCCATTGCCCAGGCTTTTAAATTATTCTGATCTTTTGCCTTTTGTATCATCTCTGATATATCCTGCAGAAGCCAATGCTGCCAGTAATCGAAATCAAAGGTATGTATGGAGTTAAATAAGCGCATAGCACGTTTGCAGTCCTCATACGCCTGTCCTCGGGATAGCTTTGGATATTTAGCCTGGAGAATGGCCACCGCATGTTTTTGAGTTGGATTTTTATCCAAAAGCTTAGCGGCAGATATTGTTCTTTCAAGTACCGGCTGTAAGTAATCAGGCAGTGGTGTATTGTCAGGATCCAATACTGCAGACTTAATCAACTCATAGTTTTGATCTTCAAGGGCTGCTCTGCTCATAAGCCTATTTTGTTTTCTTTTTGAATTTCACGCATCATTTGTTGGGCAGGATTACTGCCGTTGGCTGCAGCCTGGGCAATACCTTTGCGTAAGGAGATATCACCCTTAAGCCAACCGCGCAAATAGGCTGCGCGAACATTGCTATCATCCACATGAAGCTCAGCTGTTAATTCATCGGACTTAACCTCGATGTTAATGGCTATCTCTTCAGGCGAATAAAACAGTTCAGCCATTTGCTCAATGGTATCAATTTGCTCCTCGTTTAAATTCTTCATTCAGTACCTGGTTATCGAATTCAAAAACGGCCCGATCAGTGCTGATCAGTCCTCGTTCAATCTTATTGTTGTCGGTTGCATTCATACTGGAGACAATGGAAATACTCCAGTCAGCGTTTTTAATGGTGGTCACCTTGGCATGAATCGAAGCTGTGCGAACCTTATCAGGAAACATACCCAATAAAGCCTGAAATGGTTTAGGACTCATGCTCCGGACACGATTATCAATGATAAAGCGGATCTCTCCTATCAGTCCGGCTTGTTGCGCATTCCATAACTGACGAGCTGATTTTTCAGAGATTGAATAGGTACTCATGACCACATCACAGGCGCCTATTTGCTTAACCACATGCAAAAGCAAACGAACACTATTAAAAGTGCCACGACTCCAGTAATGCTTTGTTTCTCCCTGCTTTATTGTACCAATAACCTGGTGCAATTTCTTATCCGAATGGACAAAGGCACTATCACCATTGGCTACATTCAAAGAAGGCACATCGTTTGATGCACCTTCCTCTTTGCTAACCATGACAACTTTATTCAGTTTTATCAGTGTCATCCTTAGGTTTTAAGAATTCGATGATAGCCTCTAGCTCTTTTTCTTTTTCAGCTATACGAGCCACTACCTTATCCTTTTCAGGACCTTCAGGCATTGGGTTCTCAGGATTATTTTTTGAAGACTTGGATTGGTACTTCAGTAAGTTTCTATCCTTAGTAAGACCTGAAACAAGGTTCCCTTTTTTCTTTAAGGCTTCAATGGGATCTCCAGCCCAATCGTAAACTTTCGCCTTTGTTTCCTGGTTATCTTCATCCTCTGATACTTCCTCCGGAAACAGCTCTTCCTCATTTGGAATCACTTCTCCTTTGGAATCAAAGAAAAGCTCTTTGGCTTCCTGGAGTAATTGATGACGAACACCTAAAGCTTCAGCAATCTCACCCAGAGTAATTGCCTTTTCTTTGGTTTCTTCATCATTGGCCTCTCCCAACTCTACCAACTCCTTCTGGACTTCTGTTCGTTGGTTGAAGATCAAAGGCAGTTCTTCTTTTATTCGCATAATGACTGCGGGGTAATCCTTTTCGTCTTTCTTGCGAAAATCATCAAAAATACCTTTTTGAAAGTCCACCAACGAAATACCACATAGCTTAGCCAACGCCCAACGCATCTGCATTAAATAACGTCCCGGAGAGGAGATAAACACGCGTACTTCACTCTTATTGGTACCGTGTTTCTGAATAAGCTCAGCTGCCTTTTCTACATCGGGTTTTTCTTGCTGTAGAAAATAGATAATCTCTTGTTTTACTTCATCATTCATTGTCATTTGAATTAGTTAATAATGAATTATTGCTTTAGAGATGGCAATATCAAAAAAGGCAACTGCCCTAAAAAGGACAGGGGCTGCGAGCCCCAACGAGTTAGGATTTAGTCGTGCGACGACAGCGAGTTAGGATTTACAAACGCAAGAATAAAAAAAGCCTCGCAGCAATGCGAGGCTTTAACCCAAAATCTATGAAAATGAAACAAACTACTTCTTATCAGGCTTAGTTGTTTTAGTGTCTGGCATAGATTCCAAATAAGGAAATCCATCTTTTACCAGTCGATCACATTTTTCAACAGGGACATCATCCCTTGAGAAGTCCAACACACCAAACTGGCGTGTCATAATCTTTCCAGGCTTAACGCCTACCAACTTAAACTTAGTTTTCCAACCCATAATTTATTATACTGCAGGAGTTAATGGAACGGCACCAGTATACTGATACACGTTTTTAGTTTTATACGTGAATTCTGTGCTTATTCCGGCACGAGCTGCGGTTTCTTTACCTGTACCTGCCCCATCAGGAGATCCTTCAAAGGTTGCAGGGCGTAGAGCATCACCCATTAAAAACAAGTTACCGTTATTATCAGGCACGATAAATACCAGGTTCTCATTTTTAGCCATGTTCAAGAAGCCTAGCGCCTCTTTACCTAATCCAGGATGAAAAAACGAAAGGTGCTTCACAAAGGATTTACCATCCTTCTCTCCCACAGTGTCAATCTTAAATTCCCCGGTATCATCAGTCAGGTAAATAGCAAAAAACTGCTTGGTCGATTTTAAGGTAAGATTACCCGTTAGCTCACCAGCTGCACCCATAGCCACATCACCTGCAGAAAAATCAGGTTCTGTTGGCCAGGTATCCACATCATCCCAATAGGCCACATAAACCGTTTGGGTGATACCTCCCATGTTTGCGCCTCCAGGAAGGTTTTTATTGATTGATTGTAATGTAACTTTACCCATATACAAAAGCATTAAGGAGCGTATTATACGCTCCATAGTTAATGATTAGACTGTTTCATCCAGAGTGGTAAATACTGCCTCATTGATACCAAATCCCATACCTTCATACCAATCGCACATTAAGAACACCTGGCGTTTAGATTCCTCCAACTTAAAGTTGGTTTGGTTGGCCTTTTTCTTGGTACAATACAACATATTGTCCTTTGGTGTAGCAAACATCCAGTTTTCACCGGCAATAGAAGGCAACCCAACAATTTGTTGTGGAGTAAAATCAACCCCTTTATGAATTCCCTGGGCACTTGAAATGGTATAAAAACCCTTGGCACGTTTGTCACGCAAGAAAGCACGCTCATACTCATAAGGCAGGAAAATATTCATTTTCTTGGTCTTATATACATCTGAGATACCATCTACAAAACTTTCCACCTGATCAAAGATGGTTGCAGCATCCAAAGCCCCAACGCCACCAACATGATTAATTACTCCCTGAGTAGTTCCATCAGAGTCCACACCTCTTTGAATAATAGTTTTTAAACCATCGATAGATGAAGCTGCCGTATTTGGCGTTCCTGGTGTAGGAGCTGCATAAACGCCTTTGCCATAAGCTTCCAGCTCCATTTCTTCCTTCATTTTAGGAATAATATGCGTTTCGATTAACCATTTTACAAATGGCCATTCCTTTCTGTTCACACTATCCGAAGCAAGAAAACCTAACCAGGTTGCTTCCAGATCATCAGGATACTCTTCAAAATCAATCTTGATTTTACGCAGTGCAATCTCGTTAGGAATGACTTTAACACCGCCTCTTGGTGTCCATCCCTTTTGGAAACCTTGAACCAAGCTAGTCATGGAAGAGTTGGCCAAACGATAAATGGTTTCGTCCGTTTTAATTGGGGTCATAAAACCCGGAGTAACCGCAGGTTGAAGCATTAATTGCTTAACCCTCTTGGTGTTCTGACCTGACTTCAGGTAATACGCACCATATTCGGCAATAATATTAGCTATATCCATATATGTGAGATAAATAGGTTAAATCAAATCTTCATCAGCTGCCTTGTTATGCGGCAAGTTATTAATCACATCCCAGTCAGCACCATCAGCTGAAGGGGCACCTCCATCACCACCATCATTGCCTGTAGGTGCTGCTCCCGGCTTAGCAGCTAACCTTGCCTTAACGACATCAATCTTAGCTTGATGACCTTCAGCAGCTTTTACCGTTGGATCAATATCATCAAGCGCATTGATAACAGTATTTCGTTCGTTCTGTGCAGTTTGCAAATTTGCTTTAGCCGTTACAGCATCAGCAAGAGCTGTATTAATTTTCTCCATTTGCTGCATATTCAAATAAACACCTTCATTGGTGCTTTCCATGGCAGTAACGCCCAGTGCAGCAAACAGAGCCGCGAATTTTGTTCCGTCCATATTGGTTTTAGAATTATTGTTTGAATTGTCTTTTTGTCCTGGAATAAGGTTCTTAAGCCTATCAAAAAGTGAATTGTTAGCCTTTTCAATTGTTTCCTCAATGTTTTGATTTGAATTTGATTGAGAAGGATTCTCTTTTCTTGTTGGTATGGGAAGTCCTGCAGCGGATATCATGGCTACTTTGGCAGGATCTTCAAGGAAATTTTGTTTGGCAGTCATAGTAACGATTTCATCAACAAAACCCCACTCTTTTGCCTCCTGTGCTGATAACCAGGTATTCTTCTTCATGAGATCAACAATCTCATTTAATGGCTTACCGGTTCTAGCCACATAAATCTGAGCGATCATCAAATCCATTTTCTGATTCTCCTCTTTATCCTGGGTAAGCTTATCTATTACAGCCTGCAAGTCATCTTCATTCATATAGCCCCACTCATCTTCCCAGGTCATTACTTTATGAACAAGATAGAAGGCTGTCGAATTCATCTTAACATGCTTACTACCACAAGCGGCTACAGTAGCAGAACTAGCCACAAAGCCGGATAGACGAGAGGTAACATCTCCATGGTCTACAAATTGATCGTGAATACCTATTCCATGGTTTAAATCTCCACCCAATGAAGACATATTACATTGAACAGGATTAGTACCTGCATTCTTTAGCATTGCCTTTACAAATTGACGGGAATAAGCTCCTGATCCTATGTATCCATCAATATCAAATGTGGTTTTTGCCATTGTATCCTTTTTTCCACAAATCAAGCGCATTGAGCACGAGGGAAAAAGGACAGGATTAAGGCAATGTCTTTAAAACTATGTTGCGAATTTCAATGGTTTCACCTGCTAAAACCGGGGCATCATTATGGTTTAAATAAACCCATACGCCATTAAACGGTGGGGTTTCAGACCATACTTCAACATTTACTGTAATCCACTTATTAGCTTCAAATTCACTATACTCCACCTCATAACGTGCAATATGGTTAGATCCATCAATTGTTGTGGCAAAAGAATATACCCGGGCAAATAAATTTGATGAGAAGTTTTGCTTCATTTCAAATGTTATAAAGGCACGTTCATTAAAATTACATGGTCCTAAACGGAAAAGTTGCTGATAAACATTACCGCTATATCCTCCACTTGTCAAAATGTAGTAGCCGTCTCCTAAATCCTGCCAATTGTCGCTTCCATATAAATATAAATCGTAAGGCAATACTTCCAGAGCTGTATTTAGTACAAACGGATCCCGAATAAAACGAGGTTTCATCATCATGTTACGCCTTAACTCAAACTTGATATGTGACAAGTCTGAAAAGTCAGATCCGCTCTCCTGGTTATGGTCATAAATGAAATAATTGTTGGCATCACCAAATAACAGGTACTCTTTATTGTGTGTAAGGCCGACCAATACAAAAGGAGTTCCCTCCAGCTCCTCAAAAGACTGCGAATAGCCCGGATATTTTGCTTTAATACCCACTTCGTATATGCCTTTTTTATACTTAACCTGATAACTACCTGTATCTTGAGTGAAATACAATGGCTCCAGATAACTTGATACATCATTTAGTGCAAAAGCCCCATATTCAGCCACCCATTTAATGCCTTTATAATGGGCTAAACGCAATAAAAAAAGCTTAGCCAGTCCACCTGCAGTATTATTCGATTTGAGAAAGCTCATGTTTCCATTTTTTACTTATTGTCCCCGTTGCAGACAAATTGTTTACAAATTGCTGTTGCATTTCAATGTCTAATTTCTTTAAGAAATTCTCTACAGTATTGCTTTTTTCACATTCTGTATTTCTGTACAAATCTTTCTTAATGGCTTCATAGCTCCACACATCTTCCGGAAAGTTAAACTTATTCTGAAACCCCCTTATGGTTTCAGCTATTGTAAACCCAATAGCCGTGCGATGTCCAATCCATGTACGCATGATAAACTTTAAGCGTTTCTCCATACGGGTATTAAAGTCTAGCTGTCCCGATTGGGTCAGCTCCCAGCCATATTGCTTAAAAATCCATTCTGGTATTTCAATGCAAAGATCATCGTTTTGAGTGGAGGCTGGCAAGGACTCACGTGTAAACAATGGTTTAGAGAGATAACGCAAAAATTCCTTATGAACTTCCGGCAACAGGGATAAATCACACGGATCTCCGCAATTGTTAATTAAGTATTGCTTCACATAAGGCTTTACCTTAATGTTAACAGTGTATTTTTCAGACATATGAGTGAGGGATTACAGGATTAAAAATACAAAAAATGTGTCTCTTTGCCATACAATGTAGTTAACAATAATCACCAAAAAGAGGACAAGTTTTCAACAGGTAAAAAAAAACTCTCCTACTCCTGAGTCTGGCAAAAGGACGTTGTTTTTGTAACTTTCGGAAGTTTTCAATTGCAATTCATTAAGCATCAATTTATTACAAGGTTACTAATTTTTGTAACCTCAAAAATAGATTTTGTACCCTACTGATTATCAACGGTTATAAAAGTTACAAACTCGAAATCCTTTTGTAACCTGTGTTTTCAATACTCTTAATTAGTCTAAATAAGGTTACTAAACTTTATAAGTTACAAACCCAATATATTTTAGTAACCTTTTTGTAACCTCTCTATTTTCCAATCTCTCAACCTTTTAAATACTAATGGTTACAAAATACAGTAAAATATTGAATTTGGGGTTAAAGGGGGAAGGGCACTAAAGGACAGTGAAGCCAACTTCATATATAGTGTGGTATTACGTAAAGTAGATTACCCTACTGAGGCGCTTAAGACTAAATTTTTAGTTGAATGATAGAGAATTAATTACCCTGGAAAGAAGCTTAGGTTTAAATAAAAAGAAAAGCCCGTACTAAAAAATAGTACGGGCCCTTCTTTAACCAAACCTAACCCTAAACTTTATGTGTAAAACCTTAGGCATTTCAAATATAATATAATTACTGTAATTACAAAACAAAGGTGGGCGTTATGTACAAATTTAGTAAGCCTATTTATTAACCAATAATTAAACTGTTTAGATTACCCACCTGTGTTCTTGTTTTTACATTTAGGACAAAAGCCCTGGCTAATTCTTAAATCGTACTCATGGCCACAAAATCGGCAAATGTACCATATTTCATGGTTCCTTACTTGATTAAAATGGTAAATCATCAGCTTCCTGTTTGGTTAACTCTGCGTTTGGATCGGAGCTGATATAAAAACACTCTTGGGTTTTACCATCAACCTTCTTGGTAATCTTGCGCTGCTCTACCAAATTACATCTGCTAGCCGGATTAAACTCGTAGCCGTAATATTCGCACCAGGCCTGCGTTGCTTTTTTAAATTGTTGAGCGGTATACTTACGCTGATGCGTATCGCTTAGCGTACTTTTAAAATTTTGGAAGGCGACTTCTTTAATAATCATGGTATCCAAGTATCCATGATCATTCGGAGAAAAGTCTGTTTGAAGCCTCACATCTTTTGGTTTTATCAAGTAATAGCTATTGGCCCAAACATAGAATTCTTCATCCTTTGTCACACCCTTGATCATTGCACGACGTAGTTGTCGTTTTTCAAGATTCTCCATTGGAGGATGAATCTTCCCGGGGAAACGCATCACCATTTGAATACAGTATGCAACCAGGTTATAAAACTTAACCCATTCTTCCTCTGTAAAATCATCAAACAACCTGCGCCCATATTTGTCTAAGGGGCTACGTGTTTCCTTATAATCGTTGTATTTAGTGCTCTCGTGGTAATAATCACTTACAGCCACAAATAGCAAACGCGCCAGGGTAGAATTATCTGTATTTGGTAGTTCAAAATTGGTGCTCACAAACATTTTACCGCTTAAATCATACTGTAGTGTTTCAGGCGAAAGGTGCTTGTTATTTACCCTGCGAGGACCTGTAATCTGAGTATAGAAGAAATCAATATCCGCAAACTCGTGTAAGTCATCTACTTCTATGTTATTATGAAACCTGGTGTACCCGTCAAAAATAAACTGATCGTTGGCCACATCCTTATTTCTGCCCGGCACATAAAAACTCGGACGTACCTTTTTTATAACCGTACTCAATAAAGACTTACCACTTCGTCCGGAACTTTTTCCAATGGCCGATATTTTCATATCCTGCAGAAATCCCATCCATGGCTTACCCGGATCTTTATACTGCTGACACTGATAGCCAATGAAAAACATGAGATTGGCCAATAACTGGTTTTCCTCTCCCCTTTCCTTATCGCTAAGCTCCTGTTTTTGCTCATCAGTCTTACGCCAGTGTATACGGCTTAAATCACGCAGAAAACCTGCAAACATGAAGTCTTTGTCATTAATCGTCACATTGTAACGCTTCCACTCCTCTAAGGCGTTAATTTTGGTATTTACTGCAGCTATTTGATTAGGCGTTTTTGCCTGATCTCTTTCCTTTAGCAAAACGGCATATTCCGGAGAAGGATCTACCATAATTGGAGATTCCTTTAAGTGACGAATATTGTGATCTATAACATGAGAAATCTTCTCATTGTTGATTGTTAATTCGCCAAGAATATGATGATTCAAATCTGCATGTTTAATGCGCTCTATCTTATCCTTTGTAATCTTTAATGCTCCGTTCTTAAAAACCAAAGTTTCATAATTCTGGCTATAGTTATCAAAGCAAGGTTCAATGTAGGCCAATTCCTGCAGGTTATTCTCACTAATCTGGTTGCTTGAGTTTATTTTATTTAAGATGGCAATTTCGTCAATCAGGTTCCTGGAACGGATCCACTCCTTGGTGAATGTTTTGGCAATACGCTTAATGTCGTCCGGATGAATAAGCGTGACAGTCTTTCCTTCTACTTTTGCGTAGCAATAACCTGCTTTTTTGTGGTATTTACTATTCATACAGTAAAAACCATGCATCTGCATAAAAAAGTAGTAATACTCAAGGTTTATGTTATAATTCACCTTTGTTTTGCCTTTCACTTGTTCGGTAGTTTTTTCCCAAAATTTCATAGGTTTTGCACGTCGAACAAGTTTGGTAATCTCTCCCCTGGTACCATCTTCATCTTTACCAGCTAAATTGATAAAGTCCTTCATATCCTTACAAGCATTTCCACGCCAATCCTTTTTATACTGGATCCATTTTGGTATCTGCATGGTAAACAAATTCATGTGCTTAAGGGCATTTGTCCTGGCACACTCAAAACCTGTTTTATCCAGGTCCATAATCTGATAATGTTTCTCACAATACCTGTCAAGTTTGTTGTATGTAGATTTATCAAATGTGGCACTCTCTGAGTTTAGGAAATAAACATGGTACCCCAGACTAATCATATTTAAAGCATCACTCTCTCCGGAAACTCTAAAAAGGTTTTTTACCACTGCCTCAGGTTTACCTTCAGGTGGTTTATAGTCACCTTTATCTTCGTCTAAAAAATCACTTTCACCTTGATCTATATCCTGCAGAATATCTAATCCATAGATGAAATCTGTTGGTTTTTCACCGATATATAGGAATCTAAATTTTTTATCGATTTCGTGTGGCTTATATAACTTTTGAAAGCTTCCGTAATCGAACAGAAAAATCGGATAATCGGGAGTTGCTTTAAACTGATGAACAATGTCTTTTTCATACTTCTTGCTATAACTAACAAACTCATAACTTTCAACCACTTTACCATGAAGTTTCTGCAGGTGATCAATGGTCACATAGCGTCCAATGGTTTCCAAATCACTATCTAAAGGATCTTCTTTAAAAACCCACTTATACATGCCTTTATGATCATCCTGGCCTACCTCTCTCCAACTATATTCGGCCTGATAAACGGGCTTTTTATAATCCCCTCCGGAAATGTCTTTTTTTATGATGACATCCATGATAAACTTAAGGGCATCAATATACTGCAGACCTTCATGATACTTTACCCAGTCGATGCAGTTTAGGCCTTTAATATCTGTCTGGTTACCAAAGTCGGTAATGCGCCACTGGCCACCTAACAGTTTACAATTGGCCGAAGGTGTTTTTTCATCGCTCCGGATCTTGAATTTATGACGCGGATTATGAAAATCCACGTCGTTGAAATAGTATTGAAATACATCTAAACCGGCATTGGTTTCACGAAGTATTTCTTGCTGATCGATATACTTACTCATGTGTGTAGGTGTGAGGGATTTAAATTAGGAACTATAGCTCTATTCCGGTTTTATCACATTGTTTAAATGTGTAAACAAATACCCATGGATTACCATGAAATGATTCTCTCCCGTAAATCGAAATCCACAACGATTTAAAAGAATTATGAGGAAACATAAATGGTTGATTTGACTCATTGAAATAGTTTTTATACACTTCCATTCCTCCTTGACTCAACACTTTGACTCCCTCGCTTAAAGAATCTTTATTACTTATATTTTTAATCCTTTCAACCCTAACATCTGTTACAGTTACAAAGTGCCTTGCAAACTTAGATGGAAGATGATGGGGGGAGCGCCATTTTCCCGGGTCTTTAATGTGATCGCCAATACAGTTGATCGCCCCACCAACTCTATACTCAACAGGAGAAGCTTCTACTTCCGACGGCTTCTTACTATCAAAATCCTTTGGAAAACGAAAACCCTCCCGGATATAGGCTACTTCGCCAACTTTATAATCTGCTTGTGTATCGATTAAGTATTGAATTACCTCTGGCTTTTCGAACTCTCTGGCATCGACTTCACACCCTTTAATCATACGCCTTGTTTGCGTTTTTTGCCCTGAAATAACAGCCTTGGTTAGTTCAGGGATAAACATGAAGCTTTTCACCTTAACACCCTCCCTTTAGATAATTCTTTAGCTACTTGTTCCAACACTTCTAATTCATTGAACTTCTCCAGGGTATTGGCCAGTTTCTCTGCATGAATTGTTGCATACAAAGCTTTCTTTTCCTGTATATGTCTACGCTCATTCCTATCTAATGGTCTAAAATGTAAATGAGGTTCAGTTAGCTCTGTATAGTAAAATGGTAACTCTTCGCTTGGAGCTATAAAATGAGCAGTTTCATATATAAAGCTACCTCTGGCCTTGTGTACTTCTTTTATAGCTTCAAAACGCGAAAGCATCGCTTTATGTGGTATATCCGGACTTTGTAAATTACTCATGTCTTTTAACTAAAATAAATTCAACTAACTGGCCATCCCATTGGGGATAGCGATTTTGTAAATGAACCATCATCTTCTTACCTGATAGTCCGTACATTAATTTAGAGAAGGCATCACCCATGCCCTGGCTCGCATCGACAGTCCACATATCGTGTATGTCGACCACAATTTCCTTACTAGTTTTAGGATCTACAAGGACGGCCTGTTTTAAACCTTCGTCCCTTACGGAAACCTTTTCAAACATAGGATCACCCATATGCGGATAGGATATCAACCAATATCCTGAAGACTTAGGTTCTGCGTGTTTTATTCTGAGCATCGTTCTTTGGTTTTAAACATTTCTTCAAAAACAGATGCTTTAAGCTTTAAAACTCTCTTTTGCTTTTTAAGATTCTTAGGATTTAGAACCTTAATTTTCTTTATTCCTTCTAAAGGCAGTGAGTCAATTAGATTTATCAAGTCGTCCTGACTTCCTTCTATTTTTACTTTTATATTCTTACTCATAACGGGTATTAGTATTATTTCAAATATTCATTTAGAGCATTGTTCAGTTTAGATAATCGCACTCTTGTTGGTTTAGTCTCCGGATTTGTCACCGGGAATTGCTCCCATATCAGATGTATAGCATCCTGCAGTAGTGATAAATCATCTTTTTCCAAGCAATGAATACTAAACTCATCATCTGATTGATCAACAAATGGATTCATGATGAAGAAGCTGTTGTGATTGTGATAAAAGAGAATTAAACTCTGCTGTTAAGGAATTATGTGCCCTACAATTTGGACCAGGTATCAGGTACAATATTTCTGCAGAATGATTATGTACAAAATAGGCCATTTTTCGAGGGGTATCGTAAGGCCAAAAATTTAAAAGCTTGTCTAAGCGCTCAACTACTTCATGCGCATGCTGATAATTATTTACACCTTCTTTAATTAAATGCCTGCGCATCCTTATTAGTTTTTTGACGTAGGAACGTCCTGCCTTATGTAAAGGCTGTTGTTTATTTTCACTCATAACGAAATGATTTAATGCAAGTTGGGGAACGTGCAATTTATTGTTGAAAAATGTCAAGCGTTTTCCTGAACGCCTTTAAATAATGCCTTTGGTTGAAGCCCAAAAAGCAATCTCTACTCTGTTATTAACACAGAGCTTATCTCTTATCCTGGATAAATGGGTTCGCACTGTAGTGATTTCAATATCAAGAGTCGAGGCAATTTCTTTGTCCAGTTTGCCCTCTCCTACTAATTGAGCTACCAAATACTCACTACGGCTTAGTGTTCCATTTTTTCCTTCTGGCACTCTGCATACAATATTAAATCCTTTGCAATCTGCTATCTTATCACACACAGGGGCATCACTTCTTAGTTTTTCACCATCCCAATCAGGAGAATGGTCAAGAGCTCCATATCTACAAGAAACAAATTGCTCTTCCATCATATCAGCATCATGTATACCAAAATCATTGCGAAGGCAGGAACAAGCTTTTTTATCATTGATTAATTCAACCTGAAAAGGTTCTCTTAAAACAGTAGGCAATTCTATATATCTGCTCACGCTTCCATTCATAACAGCTCTTATTCCTGTTGAATGACGAAATATCTCTAAAGAATTATCAATTAATCCTGCAGGCAGCTTTTTCATACTTAACTCATTAAAGGTTATTGATATCAGAAATGATGTCGTTATTATTCTGTGAATGCTTTTTTGCAAGTTTCACTGCAGCCGTAATAATTACATTTGAATTTATATTACCTGTTAATGCCTGATAGATAGCGCTTTTGCTCTTACCTGTAATTTCAGCCAGTTTGCTTCCATATCCTCTGGGAAGATTTGATCTTAACTTGTCGTAATCAATTTTAGTCATCATAATACTGTATTGTAATAATGTTATAATTGTGTTATTTTGCTGTAGTAATCATGATGTAAAAGTCTATAATATTTTACATCAATGCAAGTAAAAATAGACTTTATTGATAAAATAATTTACATGTACGAGATAAATAGCAGATTTATAGAGGTTTGCGATGTAAAAAATATTAGACAAATAGATTTAAGAAATAATGGTGGCGGATCAAGACCTACTATTAGCGCAGTTTTCAACAGCAGGCAAAAACCAAATCTGGAAATAATGGAATGCCTTTTAAAAATGGCACCAGACCTGAACGTTAGATGGTTAATTACAGGCGAAGGACAAATGCTGGAAACAAATGAAACAGAAGAAACTCATTTAATATATGATGAGAAGTCCATTAAAAATCCATCAATAGTCCTTAGAGAACTTAAAGATATATTCGATCACTATGAGGCGGTAATAGAGGAAAATAAGCGACTGAAAGAAGAGATTGAAAAGCTAAAATGA